GTGCTGTCGTTTTACTGGCAGGTGCGTGACAACTTGATCTACGTCCTGGCGCCTCCTAACTCTCCCCAGACGATGAACGTGTACAACATGTCTCAGGCATGGGTGCAGGACCAGGACGATCCAACGCTGTACAAGAACCGCATCACCAAGAACGGTGATAAGGCTCTGCTCGATCCAACGCTGATCACGCTGTACACCCGCGTGAAGTGGCTTGAGATGAAGGGCCTGGACACTGCCGCGGCCATGCGCGACTTCCAGATCGCTTTTGAGAACCGCAAGGGCGCAGAAAAAGGCGCCCCTGTTTTGAGCATGACGCGTGACTTCCGCTTCCCATACATTCAGCCTCTGACGAACACGCCAGACACCGGCTATGGAGTCTGATCATGCCTCTGTTGCCGCTTCAATCTCCGCGTGTCTCTAGAAAGTCTTACGCCGCTCAAACAGCGCAGGTCGGTGTCATTCCAGCTCCAACGGGTGGCTTGAACTACCGCGATCCTATCGCGGCCATGTCGCCACTGGACGCGCTTGCGTTGACCAACTTCATTCCGCGCCAGCAGGGCGTGGAGCTGCGCAAAGGCTGGTTCTCATACACCACGCCTTTGGAAGACTCTGTCGAGTCTGTCTTTGGCTACAAGGCGCCCGTCAACGATGACGACAAGCGCTTCATTGCAGCCAACGGCAACATCTATGACGTGACTGACCCCGGCGCCCCCGTGCTTGCTGTAACAGGCACGGGCAGTGATGCTGACGAGTGGTGGACGACTCAGTTCTCCACGCCTGCCGACACTTTCCTGTTGGCCGTCTCGCCTGGCGCCGGGTACTGGACCTACAGCACGGGCACTGGCTGGGTCGATCGCACAGCGACAACCACCGGCTTGCCAACAACCGTGCGCACTGTGGCCGTGTGGAAGCAGCGCGTTTGGTTCACCGCTGAAGGTGACTCCAACGTCTACTACCTGGACGCCGTGGATGTCGTGACAGGCGCCTGCACATCATTTGCAATGGGTTCATCTTTGCGCAACGGCGGCTATGTCTCCGCGCTAATTAACTGGACGATGGATGCTGGCTTCTCAATCGACGACTTCCTGATCGTTGTCGGCACAGAGGGCGACATCGGCGTGTGGCAGGGCACTGACCCCACCAGCGCCGACACCTTCAGCCTGAAGGGCGTCTGGTACGTCGGCCCCGTCCCTAAGCACGGCACGTTCTTCACCCCGTTTGGCGGTGACGTGATGATCGTCTCCGAGCTAGGCCTGGTCCCTATGTCCAAGCTCGTCAATGGCCAGTACACCGAAGACCAGCAAATAGGCCCCGCGTCCAAGATTCAGTCGGTCTTTGCGCCCCTGGTGCGCAGACTGATCAACGAAAAGTATTTCGACGTGTTTGTCGTGCCGTCTTCCGACGTGATGGTGATCAAGCTGCCGGCTGACGGTGGAACGTATCGCCAGTTTGCGATGAATGTGATCACAGGCGCCTGGTGTCAGTTTGTCGGCATCCCCATGCGATGCGCCGGCATCATCGGTGGCCGCCTGCTATTTGGAACGGTTGACGGTTACGTTTGCGAAGGCCTGACAGGCGACAAAGATGGCGCGGACGCCAACGGCGACGGCGGCAACTATGTCGAGGGAGACGTGCAGACGTCCTTCCAGGCGTTTAACACGCCCGCCCAGCTCAAGAAGTTTGGCATGGTGCGTCCGACGTTTATCTCGACGGCTGCGCCAGCGATCAAGCTGCAAATGAACACTCAGTTCCAGCTCACCCCCGTGGGCGGCTCGCCGTTCTTCACCAAGGACAGCGGAGCCGTTTGGGACGAGGGCATTTGGAACACGTCAACCTGGGTGGGAACAAACACCTACCAGGGTTGGGCTGGTACGACTGGCCTTGGGTATTACGGCTCGCTGCGCATGAAGGTGCGCGGCCTGCCACAAACTGTCTTCACTTCATGCAATGTGATGACTGAAATTGGTGGAGTGATGTGATGGTTAAAAAATACGAATTACCAGACGAAATGTTGCAGCTGATTGCTGGCTCGCCAGAGCTGTCAGTTCCGATAATGCAGCAGGGCGGTGCAAGTCGCTCTGACTTAATCTCCGCGCTTCGTTCAATTTCAGGCCCAAGCAATCCTGGCTTTACTAGGTTTGCAAACAAAGGCAACGGATCAATGGCTGCCATGCGCGGCTATCGAGGTGCAAACAACCCAGGCATTTTGAGCATGGGCAAGTATGTTGCGCCAGAGGTCGTTTTGCCAGGTGGCGAGCCGCCCTACGTTCCGCCGTATGTGCCGCCATACGTTCCTCCCATTATCGACGACATCATTGACGACGACGACATCATTGATGATGAGGTAATTGACGATGGCGACGATTTGGATGATCCATTTGTGCCCGTTGGAACTGTTATTACTGACGACGATGACGATGACGATGACGATGACGATGACGATGACGACGATGTTGATGATGGCACTGGCGGCACGGGCACTGGCGGCACGGGCACTGGCACTGGCGGAACCGGCACGGCTGGCGGTACAGGTACAGCCGGAACAGGCACTGTAGGAACCGCGACCACGGGCACTACTGGGACTGGCTCAACTGGCACAGGTGACTCTCTGCGCGATGCTGTCGTGGCTGCTGTAAACGGCTCCGGCGCGTCGATCGATAACTCTGCAGCCGGCCTGGACACAAGCTACGCGTCAAACGCTGCGGGATCAGCATTGACCGCTGATCAGTTGGCAGCATTGACCAAACCAAAGGTGCCCAACGTGACGCTTGAAGTGAGCGGTGGCGGCCTGGCTCTTGACGACGCTGGCTCAACGTCACAGACGTTTGACTACCCAGAGTTTTTGACGCCCGACGAATTGAAAGCGTATGAGGCTTGGATGGCCACGCAAGGCGGTGGCAAGCCGATCTTTGATGAGACGTTGGGAACGATGGAGTTTTAAAGGATGCAGCTCACTACTGACAAACCAGGAGAGCGTCCTGTCATCTGGGAATGGATGCACAGGAAGACAAACCTGCCTTGGAGTAGTGACCTGCGAGCGATAGCAGCGATGCGTGATGACGGCACAATTGGGGCAGCTGTTGCGTACAACGCGTGGACAGAAAAGGGGTGCTGGATGCACGTTGCATTTGACACTCCGCACAGTTTGACCCGTGAGCTTTGGCGTGCGGCTTTCGAATACCCGCTGATTACATGCGGCAAGGAAGCGGTCTACGGCCTCACACCAAAGCACTTGGAAGATGCTGTAAGGATGAATCGCAAGCTAGGATTTCGGCAGATTGCCGAGACCGTTGATTGTGTGATGTTTGAAATGAAGGCAGACGACTGCCGATGGATCAAGGAGAAAGAACATGGGCGGAAAAGCGTCAGCACCAGCGACACCTGACTATCTCGGTGCAGCAAATACTCAGGCGGCAGCTTCTAAAGAGTTGACCAACATTCAGAACTTTGCCAACCGGCCTGTTATCAACACGCCGTTTGGTACGCAGTCATGGGGAACCCAGTCTGTAACTGATCCTGCGTCTGGCCAAGCGGTCACTCAATGGACTCAGAACAACACCCTTGCGCCAGGTCTTCAAGATGCCTTGAACGATCAGATCCAGATCCAAGGAGGCCGTAGCGATCTTGCAAACAGTTTTATGGGTCGAGTGGCAAACGAGTATTCGCAACCATTTGATTATCAGAACCTGCCGCAGATGACGTCCGCAAATGCGCCTGGCAACTTGTCTACAGGCGTGAAGGACTACTCAGCTGGCCTGACGACTGGTTTCAACTTTGGCTCTCCTTTGCCGCAGTTCGACTCGAGCTATCGCGACACAGTTGCAAATCAGCTCATGCAGAAGATGCAGCCGGTGCATGACTACCAGCAGCGCCAGCTTGAGACAAAGCTCTCAAACATGGGTTTCCGCCCAGGCACTGAGGGCTATGACCGCGAGTTGAACAACATGGCTCAACGGCAGTCTGCCGAGCGCTACAACGCGCTTGATACAGCAGGCAACGAGGCACAGCGCCTGTACAACATGCAGATGGGCACTGCGCAGCAGGGCTACAACCAGAACCTGCAAGCGGCTCAGTTCCAGAACCAGGCGCTGGGCCAAGGCTCCGCGTTGGATCTGGCAAACATGAATGCGCAGAACAACGCGATTTCCCAGCAATACGGCCTCAACCAGCAGTACGCCAATGCGCAGAACCAACTGCGTCAGCAAGCGATTGCGGAGCAGGCACAGCGCCGCGGCATGTCTCTGAACGAGATGAACGCGTTGCTGTCTGGCCAGCAGGTCAGCATGCCTCAAATGCCATCGTTTGTGGCTGCACAGCAGTCACAGACTCCCAACATCTTGGGCGCAACGCAGTCCGCATACGATGCCCAGCTGGGCGCGGCCAACGCGCAGAACGCTGCATTCGGCAACCTGTTGGGCGCCGGCGCACAGCTTGGATCTGCCGCGTTCATGTTCTCCGATCGTCGCTTGAAGTCGAATATCAAGCGCGTCGGCACTCACGCAATTGGCGTGGGAATTTATGACTACACAATGATGGGAATGCCGCAACGCGGTGTGATTGCCCAA